GGAAGCCGTCCTCTGTTGGACGTGTCTTTGTAAGATATTGGCAATGTATTTTTGATCATCCCAACTCTTATCTGCATATCCTTTATATGCAGCTTCCATATCAGCCTTCATTTGATCAAAAGCCTTTTTATGAAACTTTTTTGCAGTCTTGACTCTTGACTGCAACTCACTTACAAGATTTTGCCTTCTTTTAGTTGGCTCTGGAATTTCTTCTTCTTCTTCTGGAACGTCTAGGACGTTCATATCTATTTCTATTTCAGCCACTTAGAATCCACCTGTTGAAGATAAACTTAGTTGATTTTTTCTTACTTGGGTATCCCATTTAACCCAGGCTAATGTACCAACTTTAGGGAATTTTCTTTTATTTTTAAGACCTCCTGGAGAATTTAGATCTCCCAATCCCATACCAATCCATGCAAGTGCATCTACAAAATCATCATGTCTGGCATTTGGGAATTTTAATAATTCGTCTACAGCTCTTATCCCCCAATTTGATACTTTTGGGAAATATACTTTTTTCATTGCCATTCTTCCTACTATTGACTGTGATCTCTGAACTTTATTTGCAACTGGCGTAACTTCCTCAATCCGGCAATGGGTTTTTGTTTCAAACATCCTTTTTCTAAGAAAAGGTCCAATTGCTTTTGTAATATGTCCTTTTTCTGCCCACCAAATCAATGGTTTGTGTTTCTTTATCATTTCTAAAATTGCAGTAACAACAACATCAGAGGGTTGCTTCGCCCACCAGCAATCAATAATATAAATATCATCCTGCTCATCCACTCCAACAATCAACAAGCAAGTTGAATCATGCCTGGTCTTATCAATTCCTACGGCATGGTCTGAGGCTGCGTATATCCTTAAATCTTTCGGAAGATTCCGCTTTTCATAATAAAGTATATTATCTCTCTGGAATAAATCACCATCTTCCGGACTTGGCTGTTGCTGGTATAATGCAGAAAATCCTCTTGGATCAAGATTTTTCTGAGCCTCCAGGAACTTCTTATTAAACCTCTCAGGCCAAAGGACTTCACCTACTTTGCGTTTTAACGGATCCTCCTCCCCGGCAATAGCCGGGAGGTTTATAATCTTCCATTTTGCACATTCTTCCTCAGTATAATGAGGATTAAGAGGATCCGTCAGTCTCCCCACTAGGTCATCTTCATGCCACCTGGTAGTTACAATTACTACTGAACTCCTTTCAGTCATAAGACGAGTCATAAAAACTTGGGTAAACCAGGACCATAACGATTCTCTTAGCGTTGGAGAAAGAGCTTCTACGCTGTCCTTAATGGGATCATCAACAATTAATGTATCCCCACCTCTACCTGTAATTGACCCACCCCGACCCACGAAAACTGCCATGCCACCATTATCAGTTTGCACTCTTGATTTTGATGCACCACCCTTTCTAAAAGTAAACCCTGGGAAAACTTGCCTGTATTGAGGAGTTGACATTATTGATCTGCAATCAGCTCCAAAGTCTTGTGCAAAATCTTCATTATATGTTGCAAAAATTACATTTCTATATGGATCCTTTCCCATCAACCAGGGTATAAACCTCCTGGAAATCATTTCAGACTTCCCATGCCTGGGAGGAAGGGTAACAATCAATCTTTTTATTTTACCTTTTGCTACTTGTTCCAATACTTTTGCAATTGCTCTATGGTGTTTTGCATCTTCAAATATTGATTTTTCAATATTATTATGGTCATTAGGTTTAGGCATCGTGAACTTAATAAATTTCAAAAAATCATCTTTACATTCTAACGACAGCTTCTGTCTTTTTGCTGCCGCAATCTGCCTTTCAATTTCCTCAAGTTTACTAATTTCCTGGGACATCTTTACATTCTATATTTATTACAATTTAATCTTATAAGAGTTTGAAATTCTTTCATTTTACTAGCGTTATCATGTATAGAAGTCAACTCTTTCATATTATATTTTTTTACAGTAAAATCTGTACTGCAATCACAATTCAAACGAACAAAATCTTGTGGTATAATCGGGTTTATATTTCTTAGTGCATGAGAGCAAGCCTCCCAAAGTACCCTGATTTGACTGACTGAATATCCATTTAACTTTTGATTGGTCTGAATAGTTTTCTCGCAAGAAATCACACTCGAACTCCACATCAATATCAGAATCAAGCTCAAAAGTAATTTCCATTTATTTTCTAGCCTCATCATGGAGTTTTTTAAGTCTTTTTAAATGTTCTTTTATTTCTTCTTTGGACATATTAATATGTCCATACAGTCGGTCTTGGACCTTCATCTGGAGACAGTATGTCCAGGTGAACAAACCTTTTTGAATGATCTCCTCTTTGGCTCATACCTACTCCAGATACTCCATGTTTTTGTGCAACTGCAAATAGTCTCATTGCATCTGCACCAGATATTAAGATGTCTGCCGCTTTTCCAAAAGTATGGGGACCATTCTTTCCGGTTGAAGAAACTTTTGCATTATGTTTCTCACATCTAAAGCCTGAAGTTATCTTTAATGGTCTTTGCATTTCATCTCTAATACTCTGAAGAACACGCATAAACTCCTCATCCATATCAGCTTTCTGACAATGAGAGCAAGCCATTTCATTCGTACTAAAGTTCCTAGTTATCATCATAGCTATCCCCACTAAAATTATTCTTCCAAATTTTCTTCGAGTAAAAATAAGACCTTTACAGGAATTATTATTTACTACGATATACCTTTTCAAACTCCTTCAAAATCTTATCATCTAACTCATTTTTTGTAGATTTAGTTAATGATTTCAATAGGATAAAGGTACATTCGATTAAAAGTTTTTCACTCAACATCGACATACATAGGGTCTTCACAGTTGTGGTAATTACTGGTGCTAGAAGTCCAATCATTTCATTTCTCCATTCTTTAATTGATTTAATTTTTCTGAATTTTGATTAACTTGAAATTTAATAACTTTTACATCTCCAGATAATTCGCTTACTGTGACCATCAACCAGGAAATACTTGCTATCACTAAACCTCCAACTACCAGAAGAATATTACTGGGTGAAATCATTTTTTCGTTTTGCATTCGATGTTTAAAAATTTTTCATTTATACATTGCCACTTTACAGGCTTGCTTTTTCGTTGATCAATAAAATATCCAAGTTCTCCTGAATCACTTGAACATGAAATTAATCCGATACTAATGATGAGGATTATTCCTACCACCATTACCTATGTAAATTCTTAAATTAGTCACATCTCTTTGTAATTTTTCAATATCATCCCAAACATCGTCTGAATCAGACTGCAACACAATAACTGCCTGTTCGTTTTTCAATGCCTTTTTCTCCAAATCCATAACTGTTGAAAAAAGCCAACTCACTACTGCTAAAATTCCTGCTACGGCAAAAGGAAGTAAAGCCTTCACTAATTGCATTTCCGCTACATTTTCCATCTGTTTAATAGGCATTAATGTTCCTCTGAAGATTCTTTTTTATCTTTATACCAATACTCTGTAGACCGAGCCAGAGTTGCCACAAACGCCCCGACCAATATGTTGACCAAGTCTCTCGATGTCTCTTTAACTTCTGCAAAAAACAATAAATAGAGTAACGCCAGAAACGTAATCGCATTTGCAATTGAAATGATAAATCTTGCCCAAAAGTGCAGAAGTCTTCTATTTTCTTTCGCATCACCACTTCCTCCTAGTAACGATTTTGAATACTTTTTCATTCATTTATGGTTTTACAGGCCAATCAATGTTATCTGGATCGTCATTATCTTTAGGGACATCCCTTAGTTTTTGACGATAGTTTTGCCATTCTATTTTCTTAGCATTTTCCAAAGGACTATCATCTAGGATTGTCCAATCAGAAGATGCTAAATCTTGATTTCTAAAGTTTCTTATATTTGCCCATTTATCTGCTAATAATCTTGCATCTTTAGCTGTATCATCACCAACAAAATGAGAAGATTTATACTGTTTAGTAGAAAAACTCTTTCCATCTGTATCTAGAATTTCTTCTGCATTTCTTTTTGAGGAATAGACTTTAATATTGTAAACTCCATCACTAACATAAGAGTCTAACTCAGATAACCTCATAGAAACATTCTCATCTTGAATTTCTATGATTGTGAAATCCTCTGAAGGATATGTAACTTTAGGAGGATCACCAGAAGTTATAGTTTCTATCCAAGCCCAATATTCGGGTTTGGTCATACTTTTAGACTTTCTTCTACAATCCCATTCGGTTTCAGCTATTTTCAATAATATATTTGATTTATGTGAAATATACATTTTAATCCTATTATTTTATTTTTGTAATTCGTAACGAGTGTGGATGGGTATTAGATCCGCCCAAGATTCCACCTGTTTGTAATACCATTGAAA